TAATTTTTGGATATGTTTCATCTATTTCCAAAAGTGTATCAAATCCATTATCTGAAATTTCTTCTAATTCATTTTTTATTAAATAACTAATACTATCTATACGTTTTAAAAACTGTGTATATGTATTTTCGTCTCTAATCATATCACCAGTAAATTTATTTCCTGCTACTTGATGAGCTGCAAAGTATAAAATAATATCGTCTTTATTCTTAAACCTTTTCCCAATTTTTGTTAACTGAAATTTGTCTGGTCTTTTCCAATACGTCTTCTCAGTTATATTTGTTTTAAAATTATACTTCCAACAATCATATGAACCATTAAAATGTAAATTGATTGCGTGATGTAATATAAATGCTTCATATCCTGTCATATAGGTAGTGTATATGAGGGGTTGCCACCCTGTAATAAATTAAGTTCTTTTGCTTCAAATTCCACATGCTGTACAATTTCTTTTGAGATAAGCTTCTTACTATCTCTTAAATCAATTTCATTTTCCTCACATACATCTATGATAGCATCAATATATGGACAACCTTTATGTGTTCTTACGTATGTTTCTACTATTCTAGAAAATGATTTTTTATTAAGTTCATCACCACTCATTTTCTAAATCCCTCATCATCAAATGCCGGAGCAATCGTTTGATGATAAACTGGATGTTCTTCATTCTCCCCATAAAAATCATATGGGTACATACCATCTCTGAGGTACGAATTTAATCCTCTCACATAAGCTTGAACAGAAATCATCTTAGCCATAGCACCTCGTTCATTACGTCTTACAGCCTTCTTCAGGTCACTAATTTTATCTTTAGAAGCTTTAATATACTGCTTAATGTTCACTACAGATAATCCATGGTCATCATCTAATGCTAGAACACTAGGTGCTACATTTTTATATGTTGCTGGTTTTTTAGCTGCTCTTGCTTTTGCTAAATTTTCTGCAGCAGCTTCACGTTGTGCTTCAGACATTTTACGTTTAACCATGATTTATTCCTTTAATAATTTAATATAAGTATATTATATCATAGTTTAGGTGGTTTGTACATACCTTGGTAAATTTATTTTTGGTCTTTTTATATCAGTAATTCCTAATTTGTTTAGGTATTCAATATTCTTTTTATCCCATTCATGATAAGCTAATGAAAAAGATTCACCAGAAAAACCAAATTCTTTTTCTATCCATTCGCCGGTGAACATATCTTCAAAAGAATATAATTTTAATTTCTTATAATTATATTCAGGATAATTCTCTTTTATTAATTTAATATAATTTCCTGTTCGTTCTCCAATTTCTAACATGTTTCTAAATTTTTTAATTTTATATTCACCAAGAAGTTTAATATAATATACCCAATCTTCTGGTACTTGAACAATTATTTTTGCATCTGGGAATAGTTTTGGAATCCAATCCCAAACATGATGTATGCACATAAGGTAAGGTTTATCCTGGGTTTCAAATATATCTTGATAATGACAAGGATTCAATCCCCAATATTTTACTAAAGCTGAAGTGAGCTTTTCTATAGTACCAAAATTTGGATTTTTTTCATAACACATATCAAAAAAGAATCCCAACATTAATTCATCTTCAAATAATGATGTATTATCTCTATTATCATAATTTTCTATTTTAGAGTTAAAGAAATAATCATTCTGAGATATATGATTACAAACATATTCTCCACCGGCACCACCTCGATAACCATAGAATACAAATTTGTGTTGATTTTTCTTAATCCAATATTGCCATTCTAAAGCATTTTTTTGCATTTATCCTTTATATATTTTTAATATCTGACCTTCAAATGCTTCTACCTTGTCAACTCTATTAGGCCATTTAATATATTCTTTTTCAGGATTAGCCTTAAGGTTATTGAGTAAAGGTGTAATAGCATTATATAGTTTGTCTAGTTTGTCTTGCGTAGCTGTTGCTGATGCTGTTGATGATGCAACTTCTTTTGCACTATCTAACTCAGCTTCATCAACCAGCGTAAAGCCAAAATCGAAATCTGCCATTTTTTACTCCGTTAATAATTGTTTAATTCCTAGTGTCCAGTTTTCTGCTGCATCTTCAACAAACCTTAAAGACTTAAATTTAAAATCTTCATTTGTTATCCGAGTGCCAGTTGCATCTTTATATGTTATTGAAAAAAACGAATGTTCTCCATCCATTCCATTTATAACCTGATATATTTTAGCGACACTACCATCATCCTTATAGTATTCACTCATCAATTTTCTATGATTCATAACTCCTTCCATGATTTTCTCCATAATAATATTAATATTTATACAAAACACCAAGGCATAATTTTAGGACTATTTGTTCCTCTTACTTTATCAAGTTCCAATAAGTACTTTTGCATTTTAGGATTATGCACATTATCGTATTTGTAATCTTTAATAAATTGTTTTACTGTCTTCTCTTGGACATTACAACTTTCTATTACTTGTGGCTTTAAACAATTAATAGAAAGATAAAATGGATTCCTTAAATTAAATAAAATTAAAGGTTCGGATTGTTCTGGAAATTTTCTAAGAAAGCCATTTTTTTCTAAGCCTTCTACAAGTGTATCAACATTTAAAAGATTCATAGCTTGTACTGTTATAGTATAATCAAGCCTCCATGGATTACAATCAAATAGTTCTTGTATTCCTATCATTAATTCATCATGCTTTGTGGGAAATCTTATTAGTTCATTAACATCTTCCCATCCATCTATGCTTATACCAAAATGTAATTTTTTAAATTTAGATAAAGTTTCTAAAAATTGTGGAGTATTACTCACACCATTTGTTTGTATAACTAACTCAGTATTTTCACAATTCCAAGGATTATTAGATAAGTCTTTTAAAAACTTTTGTACTGTTTTCATATAGAATGGTTCACCACCAGCAACATATATTTCATCTGCTTTATCAACACACTTGGAATAAATCCAATCCCAATCTAATTCACGTCTAGTCTCATCATATTTACTATTGAAGCTTTCCCATACATTTATATCTTGCATCCAAGCCGAGCTATTACCTGGATTACACATAGCACATTTTAAATTACATGTATTTCCTGGTCTTAAATCAAATCTTCTTAAACCATCTTCAGGTTTAGCTCTTATAAAACTTTCTAATCTTTTACTGTGAATTCCGTGTCTTTCTTTGCTTATACAATTAATGCAAGTATCTTCAGTTAATACCAAATCTTGATTTGCTTTCATGATTTCGTCAATACTATCTACTCTATCTCTTTCTCCATCATCTCTTAAAGCTTTATTATATAAACAACATGGTTGTATTTTATAACCACGAACAGTATTTTCTAAATATATTCCATTATATTGTTCATTACATATTCCAATTCTTTTTGCCATGATATTCCAAATAAAAAGGGGATTTACATAAATGCAAATCCCCAGAAATTACTTAATAATTAAGTTCTTTTAAAATGCTAAACTAGCCTTTAGAGTAGTAACGCCATCTGCGCTTCCTACCTTAGACCAAGTTCCAGTCCAGATACCACGTGTTAAACTAAGTTCCTTAGTTGTAACATCAGCTGATGTCTTAGACATTAAAACTTTAACTGTACCCAAACCTTCGAAAAGTCTAGATACTGAACCCTCATTTTCTGAGGTACCGTCTGCATTTGAATCATGATTAGCACTTAGTGTTAAACCGCCAAGAACTGTTGTAAGTGTTGTATCAATGTTATTACCTGCTGTAACTGTGTTATGTACAACTGTAGCTTTTAAACCAGCAACTTCATAAGTAGCTGTGGTTTCTCTTTCAGAATTAGTAACATCTGTCACATTAAATGTAATACCTGCAAGTGAGCCACCAACATTAAGTTCGGTATCTTCACCTGAGTCTTGATTAAGTCCTACTGTAAATCCACCTGATGTTGCTGTAACACCGATAGATACTACATCCGGGTCATCCCCAGAAGAATCACCTAACTTAAATGTTAGAGGACCAGTAGTTGTTTCCACATACATATCATCTATATCAAAAGCACCATCCAAAACCACAGTAACTGTGGAATTGCCAGATGCGCCTTTCATTGTAGTAGTTATATCTTGAGTGTATGCACCATGTGAATCGAGTGTGCCCTCATATAACCCTGATAAACTAATACCAGCAAATGAAGTTGCAGATAATAGCATGGCCGCCGTCGCGACTAGTAGTTTTTTAAACATATGCTTTTCCTTTTTATTTTTTAAAAAATATCCTTTTTATAGTAGAGATTGGCTACTTGTCAATATTTATACAAGTTTCATATACTTCTTATATAATATTGATTCCTTTTCGTAAGCTTCATTTTCGTCAAGCTCACGGTTTTCGTGTAATTGTTGAACGTGTACCATTTCATGGCATACTGTTAAGATAGCTTCTTTAAAGCCAAGACGTGTATCAATTTCAATATCGTATTCGTCATCTTCAGCTGAATCAGTTGTCCATCCATGAACATTATCTTCAGATAGGTCTTCTTGCTCAATAGATATAAGAATGTCTTGAGGAATATTTAATTCCTTTTTACAAAATAAAACAATATCTTCATATAATGCCATAATGACCTCACAATATAGTTTTATTTATATCATTCCGCCATTAGACACTCGCCATTCGCAACAGAATCGCCGTAGCCTGTAAGGTATTCTTTATGCCATTCTTCAACGGTTTTATCACCTTTACATTCTTCAGGCAATACTTGTGGCTTTTCGCATTCACGATTTGCAACCCAACCAGCAACATAGAACTTAGATTTGCTACGTAGGTGTGCAGTTTCTTCAGCTTTATTGGTTACTAAATTTGCCATTTATTCTCCTGTAATAATATTATAAATTTCTTTCCATGTCTTAACTTTTGTCTCGTCAAAACAATCCATATTCCAATTATGTGCAATTAGAATTCCTTCAAGACCAGCATCATTTCCCATCTTAATATTTGATACTTTGTCTTCAATCCAGTAGCATTCAGTGCCTTCCCACTTTGCTAAAACTTTGTCTTTATTT